CGGGGGACTATACTTCCGCTACGGATAACCTAACGATTGAGGTTGCAGAATGCCTCCTACGGACGGGATTCGAATACCTTGATGTTCCTACCCATATTAAGAGGTTCGCTCTTCGGTCGCTTCGGGTAGATATACTCGATAGCCAGGGTAATATGTGGGATCACAAGAGAGGTCAGCTTATGGGTTCGCTCTTAAGTTTTCCGCTTCTCTGCCTACAGAATTACTGTGCATTCCGTTGGTTCGTCTCACACGAAGAGGTTAGTGATGACCTTGTGAGAATAAATGGAGACGATATTGTCTTCCATTGCAGGACCAAGACCGTTTGTCAACGGTGGATGACCGGAGTGAGTGAATTGGGACTGGAACTTTCACCTGGAAAGACGTTTGTACATCGAAGCTTCTTCAGCTTAAATTCGACATATTTTTGGTTTTCTCCGGGGTCTAGGAGTCGTATTCTTAGTCTTCCGGTTGTTCGATTTGGTCTACTGAGATTGTGTCGGGGAGGCGAGGTCGGTAAGAATTTTAATTCTTTCGTCCGCCCTGTGGTCGGCCAGTTTAGATGGGGGGCTATCCAAACGTTTTATCGACGCCATCGTAAGGTGTTGAGAAACGGGAGGGTGTCTCTCTGCCGTCAATTCCCTGAAGGTCTTGGGATGAAGATTTTGTCCAGCGAACTAAGGGCTTTAAAACTCTTAGGGAAGGAATTAGAGTGGTATACCCGTAAGGACTCGGGTGTTCCGCTGGTTCCGAAGTTGAACAATTTTGAGGTATCTCCTGACTACAAGTTTAAGTTTGTTGAGCATCAACTCGACGAGGCTAGTCGCCGTGAGCAAGTAGAATTGTTCATTGACTGGCATTGGTCGACAGACTTAAAGATAGGTGACCAAAAAGAACGAGATTTCCGATATGTGTCGAATTTCGAGTCCCGTGTGATGTATGCCGATCCTTATGAAGAGGTCCTACAGGAATTTCCTCGGGAGAGCGAACTAGGAAGGTTCGTGACCGTTAAGAACTCAGATCGAGTTGGGTTTTCCTGGACTGTGGGTCACTTAATGTCGGAGGGAGATAGATATATCTCTAAAACGATGTTAAGACAAGAGCATGCACGAATTTGTGATCAGATAGACAAGGATGCTTTGTCTGATTGCGATTCCACGGTACGAAGGGAGCGTATACTGGTTCGGAAAAATATTCTCAGGACCGCTCTTGAGAAAAGTGTCGATTTTTCCGAAATCCAGGCGCTCGATTTAGCTGTTGATCAAAGTCGCGTTGACATGTTTCGAGGTGAAATGTGTTCGCTTCGACTTTGTGATAAAGTCGCGTTCGAATCTAACGATGTAGAAGACAGCCATGACGTCTCACAACTGTTGGTCAATGCGTATCAATGGAAGTGGGGTGGAAGCGAAGCGGAGTGATTTTTTTCCATATTGCGATATGGAATTAGCCTCTGTTAGTTTATAAGGGCTTACATCTAGGAGACGATAATACTTATCCCCTCAGTAGAGCAAAGAGGCATTTATTTGTCCTTGAGCCGGAGGTCGGGATCGGTAGCGCAACAGCTAAAGTTCGGAAGGGTAGTGATTCTGCATCGACGGGCAGCAGATTGGGAAGCCTCCTCGGGTGGAGTGCAAGTCTTTAATTAGGCGAATCCGAGTAGTTGGAATACCAACGAAAGGCCAAAAAAAAAAATTTTTGGTATCCCAAAGAGTGTCGGCGTCGGTTCAGGGTTCCTATGACCCCTTCATAGTTTTAATGTGTACGTATAAAGGAGGGTGCGTTATGATCGCGTCGGGATGTTGAGGTGGGAAGCTTAGGTGTGAGGGAGTGTATTAAGAACGTAACTTAGAGTTTGCTTAATTTGGGGAGGTCTGTAAAGGGCCGAATACCCAACTCCTATACTA